TTATTTCCGGATCGCGGCGGCGTAGAGGGCGATGGCGGCGGCGTTGGAGACGTTGAGGCTTTCGACCTGATCGCTGATCGGCAGGCGGGCGAGCGTGTCGCAATGCGCTTCCGTATTGGCGCGCATCCCTTCGCCTTCCGAGCCGAGGACGAGCGCGAGCTTGCTGGTGCCGAGCGCGGTTTCCAGCGTCTGCGGGGCATCGCCGGTCAGGCCGATCCGCCAATAGCCCGCTTCTGCGATCTCATCGAGCGCGCGGGCGAGGTTGACGACACGGATCCATGGCAGCACTTCCAGCGCGCCCGAGGCGGACCGCGCGAGTGCGCCGGATTCGGGGGGGGAGTGCCGGTCCTGCGTAATCAGCCCGAGCGCGCCGAAGGCGACCGCCGACCGCATGACCGCGCCGACATTGTGCGGATCGGTCACCTGATCGAGAATCACCAGCGGGCGCTGATCGTCGCGCCCCAGATCGAGCAGATCGCCCAGCCAGATGTCGGGCAGCGGATCGACCTCGATCACCATGCCCTGATGCGGGGCATCGCCGGGGACGAGCCGGCCGAGATCCGGCCCCTGCGCGAAGGTGATGGGAATCGACTTGTCGATGTCCAGTCCGGCCAGCGCTTCCTGCGTGCCCCAGATGCGACGCACGTCGCGATTCGGGTTGGCGAGGGCGGCCAGCACCGGATGGCGGCCCCAGATACGGGGACGGCCGGGAGCCGCGGATGATGGTCGATGTCCTTTGCGCATGGCGGGGCCTTAGCGGGCCGGACGGGCTTTTGCCATCTGCTTGACGCGAATGATGCGAACGGGGCGTTGACAGCCCCGCCCCTATTCGCCATTGAGCCGCCTCCCGCAGGGACGCCCCGGGGACAGGTGGCCGAGTGGTTAAAGGCAGCAGACTGTAAATCTGCCCGTGCAAGCGTACGCTGGTTCGAATCCAGCCCTGTCCACCAGACCCCGATTTCAGGGGGATTTCACAACAGCTCAGGGCGTCTCACAAGGGCTGGAAACCCGTTGCTTTGTTGGGTTTTGCGCGGAATACGACGTCTCGCAATGTCTCACAGCCGCTCACTTCAGCTTTCGCATCTTGGGGGTATTCTGGGGGTATCGTCCCTCGGCCGTGGGGGTATCGGGTGCTGACCGATATCCAGTGCAAGGCGGCGGAGAAACGGGCGACTCCATACAAGCTCGCCGACAGCCAAGGACTTTTCCTGCTCGTCACGACGTCGGGCTTTCGATCTTGGCGGATGAAATACCGTTTCGAGAAAAAGGAAAAGCTGCTCACCTTTGGGCCGTACCCGCAGATCGGGTTAAAGGAAGCACGTCGGCTGGCCGAGGAAGCTCGCCGCGTGCTGCGAGCTGGACTGGATCCATCGACCGCAGGGAAATCCCTTTCCACGGAAACCGACCGATCTCGTCAATTCGAGACGATCGCCGGAGAGTGGCATCTGTTGCAGAAGGCGATCTGGTCGGAGAAGTATGCGGAGGACGTTCTCCGCAGCTTGGCGGACTATGTGTTCCCGACGATCGGCACGCTCGATATTGCAAAGGTCCGATCGGATCAGGTGCTCGCCATCGTGCGCGCGATCGAGGCCCGGCCCGCGATCGAGACGGCGCGGCGGGTGCGGCAGCGGATCTCGGCAATCTTCGGCTACGCGATCGCCAACAGCAAGGCGACCAGCGACCCGGCCGCGGTCATCGTCGGCGCATTGCAGCCGCTGATCAAAGGGCGCCAGCCGGCGCTGCTGACCATCGAGGAGGCGAGGGCGCTTCTGATTGCGGCCGAGGCCTCGATTGCGCATCCCATCACCAAACTCATGTCGCGGTTTATCGCGCTGACGGCCGTTCGGCCGGGCGTTGTTCGGTTTCTTCCGTGGGCCGAGCTCCTCGATCTGGATGGACCGGCACCGCTTTGGCATGTGCCGGCGGAACGGATGAAGCTGATCGTGGAGCGCAAGCAGAACGACCGGTACGACTTCCTCGTGCCGCTATCGCGGCAATCCGTCGAGGTGCTGACGGTCGCGCGCACGTTCAGCGCCAGGAGCAAGATCGTCTTCCCGAGCGAGCGCAACGTCCATCGGCCGATGAGCGAAAACGCGGTGGGCTATCTCTACAACCGTCTGCCGGAATATCGCGGCCGGCATGTGCCGCACGGATGGCGGTCGACTTTCTCGACCATCATGAACGGGCATGCGCAGGATCTCGACCGTCCCGCCGATCGCGCGATCATCGATCTGATGCTGGCGCATCTGCCGAGCGGGGTCGAAAGCAAGTACAACCGGGCGGCGTACATGCCGCGCCGGCGCGCGCTGGCGCAGGAATGGGCGGACATGCTGCTCGACGGTTTGCGTCCAGCCGAGGCGCTGTTGGAAGGCAAGCGCCGCTAGGCTTTCGGACGATGGGAGCGGCAGCATGACGGCGCGCTCCGTCTCCGAGATTGCTACCGGAGTGACAGCAAAAGCACGCCGGACTTTCCAGCCCGTGCGGCGCAACAGCTACAATGTCGGCGAACGGGAAGATCGCTTCTACCGGCCGATCCCCAGGAACGAGATCTTCGCACGCATGACTGCGGCGAAGTCCTACAACCGCAGCCACAAACAGCCAGGCAAGCGCAACGGTCCGCTCGGTCATATCGGCATCGAGATCCTCGAGACGCTCTATGCGATGGTCTGCCGCCGCACCGGCCGGCTGGATCCTGCGATCGCGACGATCGCCGAGCGGGTGAAGCGCGCACCCAGCGCTGTCTGCAAGGCACTGGCGGCGCTGAAGCAGCACGGCTTTCTGGATTGGATCAGGCGCACCGAACCGGTCGACAACCCCGGTCCGGGGCCGCAGATACGCCAGATCAGCAACGCCTACCGGCTCGATCTGCCGGCGAAGGCGCGCGCACTGGTCGCGCGTATGCGGGCCAAGGCTCCCGTGCCCATCGATGACGTCGATCGCCGTGCCGGCGACGCGGCCGAGCTGGAGCGAATGCTCGAAAGCCAGCCTCTACGCGAAGAGATGGCAATGCGTTTCGACGACCCGCGTTTGGCGGCGTCGTTCGCTCGCCTCGGCATGGCCGTCGATGGAACTAACGCGGTTCCTCTGAACGGCAAGAATCCATAATCGGTAGCATTGAAGAGAATGAGGAACGCCTTCGGCGTGCGCAGTTTGCTGGATCCAGTGCGAAAACCTTCCACCCTTGCCGCCGCGAGGTTTCCAGTCGTGCGGTCGACGGTGCGGCTACGCCGCCCCGAGGCTCCCCGGGGGAGCAAGCGAAATCCGAAGCGTCTCGGCCGTGACGTGAGATCTAGACCGAATGTTGCGACAGAGGCTTGGGACCGGTCCGTGCGGAGCGAAACAGGCGTTTCCCACGATCCATGCACCCAATGTCGCGAGGGCGTCTAAATCAGCCCGAGGGTGCAGTAATCCGCAGTACGGTCACCCCACGCCCTCACGTCAAAGAACCGCCCGCCGTGGGCTGCTTTCCAGGCCCTCCTGACGGGGCGAAACGGTGCAGTAAAAGCGACACGAAAAGCGGGCAGGCGAGGCGGGGGGAAAAGCGATCGATTTGGGGTCGCAGGTCCGGGGCGGCAGGGGGGTGGCGCCGGCCTGACTGGTCGGGCATGGTCGGCCGATGCCGCGCGGATCCCACCACGTCGAGATTGGTCAGCTTGACCATGACGGTCGCTCGCTAGGCTTGGTGCGCGACGATGGCGGCCGCTGGCAGTTGTCCGCGCCGCGCCGCGCGCGTCGGCTGATCGGGCAGCGGGTCAGGATCGAAGGCTTCCGCGTCGGCTTCGCAGAGTTGGACGTCAACAGGATCGAGCCGCTGGTGGCGGCTGGAGACACCAGCGCCGAACATCGCCGGATGAACCGCGCGCTAGTCGTCGGCGTGCTGCTGGTCGGGTTGCTTGGCTGGACCATGCTGGGATAGCCCCTTCCACTTGAAATGTTCTTATTATGTTCTCATATGGTCGGATGCGGATCCCGATCGAATCCCTCAAGATCAAGGCGCTGGCGGTGCTGGAAGATGCTGGTGCCCGCGTCGGTAGACAGCCTGTCGAGCCGGATCCCGGCCTGCGCCTGGCCCTCGCGTTTCTCTACGCGGTCAGCGACCGAGATCGTGCGCTGTTCGACGAGTTCTGGAGGGCCGTGATCGATCAGCCCGTCGGCCCGTCACCCGAAGCCCTAAGGGCGCAGCAAGCCACGGTGCCGCCGCTGAACGGCATCTACCGCGCGGTCGGGATCGTGCAGACCCCGGAAATCATCACGGCAATTGCGCGGCATCGGCGTCGGCAGGCGGAGAGACGGGTATGACCACGAATCGTGCGGACCGACCGGTGAAGCGCTACCGGTTGATGATGCTCAACAAGCCGATCGCGCCATGGCGACCGACCCTACAGGACGCGCAGGCCGACGCGATAGCGGCCGGGGTCGCCGATTGGGATCCGGAACGTCGCGTGCTGTTCGTCACGGTGCCGGCAGCGATCGTCATCGCCTCCGGTCCCCCGGTCCCGGCGCGACCGACGCCGCCACCTGAACCAGAAAAGCGATCATTCAGGCAGCGGCGACCGATGTCGCACGCGGCTGGAAGGTCACGGCCTGCATCGCAAATTGGTTGACCGCTTTCGCCCAAAGTCAGTCGCTCAGGTCGGCGTTCGCATCGCTCCAAAGCCAACGTTCGTTCATCGTACTACGCCACCCCGTCAATCAGCGCTCCGTGCAATGAACAGGCGGACGATGCATTGATTGCGTCGTCCTCCCTAAGCGGCTTATCCTCTGCGGCATCGTGAGAGAGGAAGAAGATGGCAACGGGCAAATCGCTAGAGGAAATCAAGGAGGAGCTCGTGGCGGCGCTCGCCCCGATGGAAGGCCTCGACAAACTGTTCATCATCACCGACGAGCGGACGAGTGCGCGGTATTGCGATTGCCACGTTCGCGGCAGCAAGTTTGTTGAGCTCGCAACCCCCGACGCGCCGCTCGATCCGGAAGAGCAGGGCGACTATCGCGCCAACCGCGACGTAGTCAGCAACGCCCCGGCTTTCGCGAAAATGAAGATCGACGCTAAGGCACGGCGTAGCTTTAGCGGGATCGTCGCAGAGTATTGGCACGAGAAGCCGACCGACAGACCGCTGCTGATCATCGGCGGTCAACATCGCTACCATGCCATTGCACAGGCATTGCAAGAAGGCGTCGACGAATGGCACGGCGTGAAGATTTATCTTGATCTGACGACCGAACAGCGGCTCGACGCTCAGCTAATATCCAACACCGTGATCGCGATATCGTCGGACCTCTTCGACCGCATGCATGAGACGGTGACCGGACCCCAGCTTCGCGAATGGTGTCAGTCAGTCGGTCTGCTCGACCCGGGCGAGGACTTTGCGGATCGAAAATCCCGCGGCGCTGTCACCGTGCAGACGGCCCGCACGTTCATTGCGAGCTACTACGCTGGCACGGAGGTCCCTGCCGTCGAATTCGACAGTAAGGAGACCTCGCCGCCGATCTTGGTAACGGGGCAGCACGACGTGGTGTGGGATGATGTAAAAGCTGCACAACCCAACCTTTGGACGGATACCGAATTGAAGCGTGCGGGTCAGGAATTTGCGCGTCTCGCCGTAGCCCAGCGGAAAGCGTTCGAAGGCAAGAAGCCGAAGCCGCCCGTGGATTATCCGGAAAAGGCTAGCAACATGGCCCTACTGACCGCCTGGGCATTCGTGGCGGGTGTTCTGCGCACGAACGCCGTACGCCTGCAACGGCACTATGCCCTTGCCGATGCCACCGGCCACGATCCATTGAACGTCAGCGCGCTCGTCAAAGGGCGTCACAAGTCTGACAGCGATCAATACCGCGGGCTTGGCTACCGCAATGATGCCAAAGAGCGTGGCCGGTTTGCCGAACTGTTCTTCCTGCAAGCGGAGGATGGGTCCGGGATCACCAAGGGGAACATCAACGTAGGGATCATGAAATATCACGCCAAGCAGGCTCAGCTTGAGGTCGAGAAGGAAAAAGCCAAAAACGCTCGCGCCAATGGATAGCATCGACACGTTTGCGTCGCTTTTACTCGAAGAGGCAAAGCGGTTTCTGGAGCTCGCCGGTGAGGCCAGCGAAGATGAGGGCGTGAACGCCAATCTTCACGCGGGCATGGTCCTGGCGTTCTGCGCGCTCGAGGCTCACGTCAACGCGGTATCTGATGAAATGGCACTTCAGAAAGGGCTGACAGCGCACGAAAAATCGATCCTGCTAGAGCGGGAGGTTCGCCTAGAAAATGGCCAGTTTAAACTGAATAGCGCGCTAAAGATGCACCGCCTAGAAGATCGTATTTTGTTCATGTTCGCGCGATTCACTAAGTCGACGCTCAATAAAGATACACCCTGGTGGACAAAGCTGAAGGCGTCTTTAAAGGTCCGCAACCAGATATCTCATCCTAAGGACGTCACGAAGCTGACAAAGCAGGATGTTGCGACAAGCATCCAAGCAATCGTCGACTGCCTAGACGCGCTCTATCAAGCTATCTACGGCAAGAGACTGCCAGCTGCAACAAGGGGACTTCAGTCAAAGTTAACGTTCTAACGATTTTGCAGAAGGGATTGAGGTCAGCGCTGAACGCTTCAGACGGCGATATGCAAGGCGCGTTGCTGCCGTTTCGCTTCAGATAGACAAAAGGCCGCTTACGCCATCTGCGCGCCTGAAAGCGGACTGGTCGGTTCCCACCAAACCCGGTCATTTAGGCTGCGGTGGCAGACGACGCCCGCTGTCGGAAGGCAACGGCCGGCAGGCCCAGCCAGTCGTTGATTTGCTCGAACGTCGGCTGCATCGGCTCGATTTCCAGCTCGAAGAACATGTCCGTCGCCTTCGCCGGATCGCCCAGCCCGCCGGCGTTCGTCGGGATGATCCCGAGCAGCGCCGGCGGCGTCCGGTGCGCGGCGAGAATGTCGTCGCGCGTGGTGTTCTTGATCCCCAGAAATTCGTCCTTCGCGCCCACTTCGGCGATCGGGATCAGCTTGACCCCGCCATCCTTGCCGCCTGCCTGATGGATCAGCAGGTTGCGGAAATTCCCCGGCCCCTTCGCATTCTTCAGCGCGGCCTTGATGCTATCGATCGCGCCGTCCGCGAAATCGCCCGTGGTGTGGAGGATGAACCCGGCGTGCGACCCGTTCAGATAATAGCGCCGGCGGAACAGCGTCGCATTCTCGTTGAGCAGGGCGGATTGTAACGCCGAGATATATTCCGGCAGGCCATAAATCTCCTGATTGATGTCGGGCTGCATCAACTGGAACATGCTGTCCGGACGATATGCGATCTCGTCCATCCCGCCGGGCACGAAGAAGAACGTGCCTGGCGTCACGCCCCGCCGGGTGAACTTCGCCAGCGAATGGTCCAGCCGCAGCGGCTGCCCCAGCATATTGTCGCGCCGCTCGACATACGCATTTCCGAAGATCAGGAAATCCTGAACGATCTTTTCGAACGTCGCCCGGTTCAGCCATCGGGACGGCACGAACGATGCCACCAGCAGCTTGCGCTTGAGGATGATCGCGCTCGAATGATGCGGCGACACGCGGTAGGTGCGCGCCAAGCCGTCCAGCGACAGCGGCGGCTCGTACCAGCGGCCATTATGCGGACATTCGATCAGGTCGAGCAGCTCGCGCCGGTTCAGCACCGGCTCCGGATCGCCGAAGGTGAACGCCTCCACCGCCTCGCGCCGGTCGTTGGCGACGATCGCGCCCCGCGCGGCTGACGCCGCCTCCGACCTGGACATCCGCCGGGCCGCTGCCGATCGCTTGCTCATCAGAAAATCTCCATCGTGCCACCGGGGGCCTGTTTGCCGTCGAGCGGCTCGTTCATGAGGATGTGCATCACGGCCCACGCCAGATCGGCATGGCCGTCACCACCGCTGCGCCCCGCCTTGAAGGTGATGTTGCGCCCGCTGGTGGTCAGCGTTTTCTTGATCGAGACGAAGGCGGACACGATGTCGAGCCAGCCGGCATCGAACTGCAACCGGCCGCGCTTGATCGTGTGCTGCGCCTTCATGATCATATGGCTCTTCACCTCGAGCGAATATTCGATCTTGCGCAGACCCTTGATCCCTGAATCCGGCTTGGCGAGGATCTGATAGACACCGGCCCCCACGCCGGTCGCATCGATCCCGAGATAGGTGCAGTTATAGCGGGACAGCATCACCTTGATGAATGTCGCCTGCTCGTCGAAATCGCCGCGGAGCTGGTGGCGCTCGAGCAGGCGAAACGGTTCATGCGGCCCGGCGGGCGCGGCGCAGATCACCAGCGCCGCATAATCGCCCTCGTCGCTTTCCTGCGGATCATAGCCCGCCCAGACCGCGCGGTCGCCATAAGGTCGTCGCGCCTCGCTGTCGACGTCCAGCCACTCGACCAGACTGTCCTTGCCGCACGCCAGCATGTCGTTGAACTTGAACGCGGACAGGCTGTCGTCGACGAACTGGCAGTCATAGAGATTGGCATAGACGTCGGGCGCATTGTCGCGGCGGATCTCGTCATGGTCGAACAGGTCGCACCCGCGCGCTTCCGCATCGGTCAGCGTGACGATCTGCCGCCAGCGATGATCGACGCACAATTGGCCGGCCTTCAGCGCGGCGTGGCTATGGTCGACTTTTTGATAGTCGGGCCGCTTCTTCTGATCCTCCCCGGTCCAGAAATCATAGGCTTCGTGCGCAATGCTCGACGGCGTCGAAAAATAGGTCTTCCGCCACTTCTTGTGGCTCGCCATCGCGGCGGCGACATTGTTGAGCTTCGTGAAATTATAGACCCAGAAAAATTCGTCGAAATAGAAATTGCCGTGATAACTTTGGGCGGTTTTCGAGTTGGTGCCGAGGAAATGCAGCTCGGCCGCCGGCTCGCCTTCGGCGATCAGGTCGCTGGTCAGGACGATCGGGTCGCCCTTGAGTTCAACGCCGACGCGCAGCGCGAACTGCACGATGTAATTTTTGAAGACATGGGCCTGCGCCTTGGAGGCGGACAGGAAGATCTGGTTGCGACCCGTCTCGATCGCGTCGATCAGTGCCTCGCGCGCGAAATACCAGGTCGCGCCGATCTGGCGCGACTTGAGGATGATCCGAGTCCGCAGCGACGACCTGGCGCGCCAGTCGGTCTGGTAACCGAACAGCTCTTCCTCGAACAATTCGCGCAGCTGCGCGGCCTGCTCAGCGGTGAAATGGTTGCGTCTCGCCTTCTTCTTCGGCGCGGCGTTGCGCTTGGCGACATTGTCGTTGAGGTCGCCCTCATGCCCGCCCTCGGCCGCGAACCGCCGCACGCGCGCCAGCGCGGTCACCTGCCGGCCCAGCGCGTCGAGCCGCTTATACTCTTCCGGTGTCCATTTCTGCTTGGACAGCAACGTCATATATTGCAGCTCGAGACTGTCCTCGAGCTTGCGGATCATGGGCGCTTCGTCCCATTTTTCCCGGATCTTCCAGCTTTCGACGGTCTTGGGGTTCAGCCCCAGCTCCTCGGCCGCCTGCGTCACGCTCCACCCGCGCCAGAACAGGCTGCGGGCCTGGCGGCGCGCATCGGCGGGCGCGGGTTGCGGGTGGGACTGGGCGATCATGGCGGCGGAACCTAGCCACGATCGCGAAGCCCATATCAGGGCGCGCTACGGTAGAGACGCACTCTACCCGACCAGCGCCTTGAGAAGCGACGGGGATCGGGGCCTTTTCGGCGCACCGAAGACCCTACGGGGTCCATCCGCCGACCGCCCCGAAGGAACCGCCCGCCATGGCCGTAAAGAAAAGCCAGTTCTTCCGCTGCTTCGTCGCAGGCAATACGATCAGCGACGGACGCCAGATCACGCCGGAGATGATCGACGAGGTGGTCTCGACGTTCAACGTCGCCACCTATGCGCCGCGCATCAATATCGAGCATATTGCCGGCTACAGCCCCGAGCCGCCCTTCAACGGCTATGGCACGGTCACCGCCGTCAAGGCGCAGGTCGATGACATCACGATCAACGGCAAGGTCGAGAAGCGCAAGGCGCTCTATGCGCAGGTCGATGGCAATGCCCAGCTGGTGCAGCTCGCGGCCAATGATCAGAAGCCGTTCCCGTCCGTCGAGCTGACCCCGTCCTATGCGGGTTGCGGCAAGGTCGGCCTGATCGGTCTCGCCTTCACCGACACGCCGGCGAGCATCGGCACGCAGGCGCTGCAATTTTCGCGCACGTCACCCGGCACCCTGTTCACCGCCGGTGCCGATCCGGTCGATTTCGGCTTTCAGACGGACCCGGCCGACCCCAGCGCCGGCGCATTCTCCGCGATGAAAGCCTTTTTCACGCAGATGATGGGCGGCGGCGCGACGCCCGTCACCACGCCGCCTGTTCCCGCGAACGCCAACCCGCCCGCAGCCGCGAACGACAATGAATTTGCGCGCCAGATGCGCGAGGGCCTCGGCCTGATCAACGCCAGCATCGTGGCGCTCGGCGAAAAGCAGGCGGCGGATATCGACGCGGTGCGCACCGAATTCGGAACGCTGAAAACGCGCATCGAACAGACCGACGCTTCCGGTTTCAGCCGCCCGCCCGCCACCGGCACGCTGACCGACGCGCAATACGCCACCGACTGCTGATCCCGGCGACCGTTCGCCGCCTCCCCAATTCCCCGTTTCCGGAGCCTCTCCATGCAGAACAACACCCGCGTCGTCTTCAATCATTATATCGGCGAAATCGCGAAGCTGAACGGCCTCGGAAACGACTTCACCGCGGTTCCCGGCCAGTTGATGCAGTTCGCGGTCTCGCCCGTTATCGAACAGAAGTTGCAGGCCAGGCTGGCGTTGCAGAGCGACTTCATGTCGCGGATCAACATCGTTCCCGTCCCCGCCCAGCAGGGCGCGCGCGTCGGCGTCGGGATCAACCGTTCGCTCGCCAGCCGCACCAACCGGGCGCTGAACAACCGCCGGACGCCCACCGATCCGACCGGCAGCGACGCGATCGACCAGTATTTCTGCAAGAAGACCGATTACGACTATGCGTGGAGCTATGGCCTGCTCGATGCCTGGGCGCATCGTCCGGAGTTCCAGCAGCTCTGCCGCGATGCCGTCATCATGCAGAAGGCGGCGGACGTCATCACCATTGGGTTCAACGGCGTCAATGCGGCGCTCCAGACCGATCGCAATGCGTTCCCGCTGTTGCAGGACGTTAATTGGGGCTGGCTCTACAAGCTGCGCACCTATGCCGGCGCGCGCGTCATGACGCACGGGACCAAGGACAATCTCAAAATCTATGTCGCGGACAGCGGCACGGCCGATTATGCGAATCTCGACGCGCTGGTGTTCGACGCGATCCATAATCTGCTCGCCGAACAATTCCGGACCGCGACCGATCTGGTCGTGATCGTCGGCAGCGATCTGGTGCAGGACAAATATTTCAAGATCATCAGCGCCGCCGGCGACAAGGCGACCGAGCAGGTCGCGCGCGATGTGATCTTGTCGAGCCGTCAGCTCGGCGGCAAACCGACGATGCAGGTGCCGTTCTTCCCAGCCAACGCCATCCTGATCACCAGCCTCAAGAACCTGTCTTATTACTGGCAGATCGGATCGGCGCGCCGCCATGTGAAGGAAGAGCCGGCGCTCGACCAGATCGAGAATTATGAAAGCATCAATGACGCCTTCATGATCGAGGAATATGGCAAGGCCTGCCTGATCGAAAATATCCAGCTGTCGCCGAAGGTCTGATCGTGAGTCCGGCCCGCCAGCACCGCGAACGCGTCGCCGCCCTCCTTGCCGGGGCGGCGGGCGAACCCGTCATCCTCGGCCTCGACCTGTCGAGCGCCGAGGATATGACGGGGATCCTCATCCAGAACGATCATTCGCCGGCGCAGCTCCACCGCGTCCTGCACGCCGCCGCGGAAGCGGTGGACATGTCGGAAAGCAGCGAGGGCGACCCGCTGGCGCGACCGCCGGCGAACGGGATCGAAGCGCAGATGCGCCTGCGCCTGCGCCACGATCTGCGCCGGCTGAAGGAGGTCGCCTCGATCGAACGCCGCGCCGAGATCAAGCGCGACGAACTGCTGCCCGAATATGCGACATGGATCGAAGGGATCCTCACCGCAGCCGAGGACAGCGATCATGCGGTGACGGGCGAAGTGCTGCCCGTCGTGATGATCTGGCGGATCGATGCCGGCGATTATGCGGGGGCGCTTCCGCTCGCCGAATATGTCCTGCGTCACGATATCCCGCTCCCCGCGCGCTATGCGCGTTCGGCCCCGGCGCTGATCGCCGAGGATATCGCTGAGGCGGCATTGAAGGCACAGGCGGCGGACAAGCCTTTCCCGCTCGAAATCCTCGAGCGCGTCGACGAACTGACCGGCCATGCCGACATGCATGACGAGATCCGCGCCAAGCTCATGAAGGCGATCGGCGTCGAGATCCTCCGCCAGTCCGACACGCTGGACGCCGCCGGCCCCGAATATCGGGCCATGGCCGAACGCGCCTTGCACCCGCTCCGGCGTGCGCAGGAGCTGCACGACCGCAGTGGCGTGAAGGGTCATGTCAAGCGCCTCGAAAAGGCGCTTGCGGTAACCGCCCCCGTCTTTCCGCCGGCCCCGCCGGCACCCGAACACACGGCCCCACCGGCCGCTTGAACCAGCTCGCCCCCCCGGCGCTCGGGGGCGGATCGCACGATGCGGGAGGAGGCTTCGGCCTTGAGGGCCGCAACCGTCCCGATCCCCACCCCCGTATGATTTCAGGACCGATCCCATGACCGTCGTCACTGCCGCCCTCTTGTTGCTGTTCCTGATACTGTCGGCCGTGCAGGTCGTCGGCGTCGCCACCGTCCTCTGCGCGGGCGGCATCGATGTCCCGGCGGACCGGCGCGTTGCTGCGCACTGCACGGCGGTCGCCGGCATCGTCATCGGCCTTGGCCTGTTCGTTCTCGCCGGTGACCGTCTCGGCGCGATCCTGTTCGGATGACCAGCTTCGTCTACACGGGCGACGCGACGAGCGATATCGCGACATCGGTGGTGCCACCGCCGGCGGTGACCGTCGACGTCCCGATCGTCAATGACGGCTGGCTCCCCGACATCGATCTGACAACCCTGCGCCGCGAGATCCGCGTGCGCGAGTCCGTCACCCCGGAGCGCCTGCGCGCAGCGGCGCTGGGCGCGGCGATCACCGTCGGCAACGATTTGATCGCATGGCAGGCCGCGCGAACCGCCGAAGGCCATCCCTCGCTTGCGGCGATCCCCGCGCCCATGCTCGACGGGCGCAGCCGCAACGTCATCCTCTACGCCCGTGCCATCGCCTGCTTCGCCAAGGCCGAACTGGTCGAGCGCTACCGCGACATCGACACCACCGCCGGCGGCGACCGCAAGGCCGATGCGCTCGACCAGACCCCTGACGATCTGCGCCGCGACGGACGCCACGCGATCCGCGATCTGGTCGGCCGGGGCCGCACGACGGTCGAACTGATCTGATGGCCGACGACGTCATCCATGCGCGCCAGGGCGACACGCTCGACGAACTGGTCTGGCGCGAACGCGGCCTCGGCCCCGCCAATCTCGGCGCGCTGCTCGATGCCAACCCCGGCGTCGCGCAGCTCGGGGCCATCCTGCCGATCGGCACCGCCATCCGGATCCCCGCATCCGCCCCCGCCGCCGCGATCCGCGACGTCGTGAACCTCTGGGACTGACATCATGGCCACGCCCTTCCTCACCGACATCGCCGACGCCCTGAAAGCGGCCTGTTCGGCGCTCGCGCCGGCCGCGCTCGGTTCGCTGGTCGCCCAGCTCTACGAGCGCGGGATGGACTGGCGCGACCGCATGATCGCCTATGTCGTCGGGATCCTCGTCTCTTATTATGTCACGCTCGGCCTGACCTCGTGGCTGCATTTCGATCAGTTCGTATCGCAGTCGGTCGGCTTCGTGCTGGCCATGATCGCCTACAAGGCCGCGCCCAAATTCGCCGCCGCCCTGATCGACGCGATCGTCTCCCTCCCCACCGTCGTGCGCGACTGGTTCGCCAAGAAGAAGGACGCGGCCTGATGTCCGTCGCTTGGATGAACCCGAAGGCGATCACCGCCATCACGATCCACTGCGCGGCCACCCCGCGCGGGCGCGACGTGAAGGCCGCGACCATCTCCAAATGGGACACGGCCAGGTTCGGCCAGGTCAGCTATCACTATGTGATCGAGATTGACGGCAAGGTCGTGCAGACGCTGCGCCACGATCAGCGCGGCGCGCATGTCGCCAAGAATAACACCGGCAATATCAGCATCTGCTATGTCGGCGGCGTCGAGGCGGACGCGAAGACGCCCGCCGACACGCGCACTGGCCCCCAGCGTGAATCGATGGCGCTGCTGTTGCAGGCGCTGCGGGTCCAGTTCCCCAGGGCGCGGATCCTCGGTCACCGCGACTGGTCGCCCGATGCGAACGGCAACGGCAAGATCGACAAATTCGAATGGCTGAAAAGCTGCCCCTGTTTCGAGGTGGCAGACATGGTCCGGGATCTGGGGCTGTGAAGCGGCTGATGAAGCTGGCGCTGGGCACGGTGACCGGTCACGGCCGGTGGCTGCTGCTGCTCGCGGTCGCCGCTGTCGCCGCCGCGCTCTACGCTTGGGGGGCGGAGGGCCACGCCGATCGCGATCATCTGCTCGGCTGGGCCGAACGCACCTGCGCGGCGACGTCGGCGGCATTTCCCGCCAGCTCGGCCGAGCCGGTTCCGCCCGCCAAGAAGGCCACCGTTTTCCCACGCGGTGCGCGGTGCGAGGCGGAGATCCGGGCGCTGGTCGCCTTCCGCCGCGACGCCGCCGAATCGACCGCGAAGCTGCTCGCGGACGCCATCGCCGAACAGGACGTCAAGCGGTCGCACGATGTCGCGTCCGCTGCCCGCGCCGCGCGCGATGCACGCGCCGCCGCCAACATCATGGAGAATGCCAATGCGCATGTCGGTCCGGACGATCGCGTGGGTCGCGACTGGTTTGATGCTCTCAATCGTGCCGGCGGGCTGCATGACCCGGCCCGCTAATCTGCCGCGCCCGCCGGTCGCGGTTGCGGTCGCCACCCCGACGCGCCCGTCGGCCGAGCTGCTGGCCTGCCCGGTGGCACCCGCCGGCTTCCCGCGTGGCGAGACCGCCACCATGCCAGCCGCCACCCGCTTCGCCGCGATCCGCTTAGCCTCCGCCTATGCCGCGGTCGCCAGTCAGCTCCGCCGCCTGATCGACTGGAACGATCCCACCGCCTGCGCCGGCGTCCCCCTCTCTCTCGCGAAAGACTGAACCCCATGGCCTATATGCACGGGATCCAGGTGATCGAAATCGGTGGCACCGCCGCCATCGTCGCTCCGGTCGACAGCGTCGCGCCGATCATCACCTCGCCGCTCACCGCCACCACGCGCGAAAATACCGTATGGTCGATGACCCTGCTGGCGGACGAAAATGTCAGCTTCGCCAAGCGCACCGGCGCGGACAGCGCGGCCTTCACGCTGGCGGGCGCGACCCTGTCGCTGCCAGCGCAGGACTATGAGGGCGGCAAGACCGCCTTGGTCTGCAACCTCGTCGCCATGGACAGCGCCGGCAACGTCACCAACTTCGCGGTGACCGTCACCGTGACCAACGTGGACGAAATCGCGCCGCTGATCACGTCGGCGCCGACCGCGACGATCGCCGCCTCGACCGGCTATGCGATGACCCTCACCGCCAATGAGGCGGTGTCCTTCGAGAAGCGCAGCGGCGCGGACGGCGACCTGTTCGGGCTGGCCGGCACCACGCTCACGCTGCCCGCGCAGGTCTATAATGCCGGCAAGGCCACCTTCACCGTCAACCTGCGCGCCATCGACGGGGCGGGAAATCCCACCCTGTTCACCCATGTCGTGACGATCGCCGCGCCCGCGACTGGCCCCCCGCTGATCATGGCGCTGGCAGCCAGCAAGGGCCTGTATCCCGGCCAGACGTCGGGCGGCTTTTTCACGGACGGCGTCGAGACGAGCGAAACCACGCAGGCGCAATTCCGCGTCGGACCCGACCCGATCCCGGCCGGCACCATGCGGTTCGTCTACGTCAATTCCATTAACCGCCCGCCGGAAGTGTCCGGCGCGAACCCGGTCCGCACCAAGGCTGGCCTGCGCCTCGGCAACACCTCGGCCACGCCATCGCTCGGCACCTCCGCGCTCATCACCGTCGCGGTCGATGGCCTTGGGGTCATCACCCCGCCAAACCAGCCGGACGTGGCGGCGCAAACCTCCATCTTCGCGCGCTCTTATTGTGAGGTCGACGCCGGCGGCAAGTGGCCACTCGGCCGCCCGCTGCTCAATGTCCGGAGCAATCCCGGCAATGTGGCGAACACCGAGTTCGGGGAAGGATCGAACCGTAAAACCTTCGGGTTTAACGGGGACCAATTCTCCGGCGTCTACAAGCCGGCGAACCCGAACAGCGATCAGACCGGCGACACGATCGACCTGACGGCTTCCAATTCGGCAGGGTTCGGCTGGTGCCCCTCGGCGGTACTCGGCATGGTGCCGGCGACGTCCAAGCGGGGGCTGGCGATCACGGACAGCATCGGCGTAGGCAGCGGCGATAAGCCTGCATTCTATACTGATCGCGAAGCCGGCTTCATCAACCACACGTTCACGCGCCTGGCGATCCCCTACATCAATACGGGTGTTTCGTCTGACGGCACCTTGGGCTGGTTGAATGATCGCAGCCGGCGTGTGGCGTTCATCAATCTGTGTCGTCCGAACTTCGTCATTTCGGAAATTGGCACGAACGCGCTGGGGGCCGGTCAGACCTATGCCAATCTGGTCAACGGTCAGATGATCGCATGTTGGGTGACGATGAAAGCGCTCTGCGGCGGCAATATGCCCGTCTATCAGACCGCACTGACCCCCCGGACGAATGCCACCAACACTGCGCCAGCTTATGCCAACGATGCCACGACCCGTCAGGCATTCAACGCCTGGTGTCGTGACGGTGCGCCGCTGGACCCGGCGACGATGACGGCGCAGCCAATCGGAACCGCCGCCGGTGCAACCTGCGTTCGCATCGGCCATGCCAGCCATCCGCTGGTCGGGTTCATTGATACCGCCATCGACGTCGAGGATCTGTCGACCGGCCTGTGGAAGATCGCCGGCTACGGCGATGGCCTGCATCCGAGCCAAGAGGGGCACGCCTTCATCGCAGCGCAGGCACCGCTGATGAACTTCAATCCGCAAATTCAGCCTTACGCCGGATGAGCATCTGCCACGAATGCGGCGCGGTCCGCAGCGGCACCCATCGTCGCGGTCCGCTCACCGTCGTGTCCGATCCCCCCGCCGCCTACTGGCGGGGGGTCAGGATAAAGCTGTCGCCGCGCCAGATCGCGATGCTGGGGCTGATGGCGCAGCGTGGCGACGTGACGTCGCTCGGGCTGACGCTGGTCGGCACCGGCGAAGATACCAACCCCGAACAGTTGAAGGTGGCGATCTCCAACCTGCGCCGGCGGCTCCCCGAGGGGCTGACGATCGAAACCCTGCGTGGCTGGGGCTATGGCGTGAGGATCTCCGATGAATAAGCCCAAGGGCCTTCGCCGGCTGCTGCTCAAGACGGTCCCCGGTCTGGCGGACAACCCGGAGCGGCTGCAAATGTCGATCGAACGCGGCGCGATCGGGGCGCGCGCCGGCGCGTCGCTGTCGTTCGAATATCGCTACACACTGACCGTCACGCTGTTGTCGTTCGCCGGCAATGTGGACGCGGTCATGGTCCCGATCGTCGCATGGATCGCGGAGCAGCAACCGGATCTGCTCCGTCGCGCGGATGAGCAGCCTTTCACCTTCGAAACCGAGATCCAGGACGAAGAGTCCGCAGACGTCAGCATCGATATCGATCTGACCGAACGGGTCCGCGTGACCCCGCGCGACGCCGGCGGCTACGACGTTGTCCATCTCGACGACGACGCGCCCCAGCCGGATCGCTTCCCCGGCGTCTGCCGCCAGAATCTGTGGCAGCTCTTCCTGCGCGATGAACTGATCGCCGAAACTCGCGATCCCGCCTTTCTGCCGCCCGCGCCGTGAGTGACGGCCTCGATCAGCTCGAGGATCTGGCGGGCGCGCTCCTGCGCAATATCGCGCCGGCCGAGCGCCGCACTCTGCTGCGCACCGTGGCGCGCGAGATCGCGAAGAGTCAGCGCACCCGGATCGCCGCGCAGATGCAGCCGGACGGGACGCCGTTCGCCCCGCGTAAGGCCAAGGATCAGCCGAAGGGGCGGCTGCGCCGCAAGGGGCGGATCAAACGCGCCGCGATGTTCCGCAAGCTCCGGCTGGGCAAGAACCTACAGGCGGGCGCGACCGATACTGAAGCGTGGATCGGGTTCAGTGGCTCGGCCGCACGCGTCGCACGGATCCATCAGGAAGGGCGGGAGGATGCGCCAGTGAAGGGTCAGGCCAAGGTCCGCTATCCGAAGCGAGAGATCCTTGGATCAACAGAGGCCGATCGAATGTTTCTGCTAGAACAAGCAATCTCATTTATACTGACGGGAAAAAATAAATTGTCTTAATTTATATGATAATTAGCTAATTAGTATATCTTCGAACTATCTCTGACGCTGCGTGTGTTAGCTCAGGAAAAAGCGTGGCATTATTAATACCTAATCCGTCCAGCTCTCGACGAATGAGTGGTTTGGATGCCTGCGGAATATCGACAGTCGATCGCGACATGCTATTAGGATTTGCGTTTACAACGTGCCTCCGCACAATTCGTAATCCGAATATTACGAATGCACCATGCTGGGCTATTATTCTACTATTCTGCATTTTTGGGATGACATAAAACGCACTTACTAGATCTCGCGCTAGTACCTCGGCCCTGAAATGAGATTTTTCAGATCTGATGAACTGAACAAGCCTATCACATGATTTTAATTTATTGAAATCTACCGTATTCAACTCTTCTCCGTTTAATAGAGAGCGTTTTTCAACATCATTCAAGTTGGCTAGATTCGAAAGGCATGAGACGCTATCGCTATCAAAATATTTTCGACGATCTGCAGGTATGTCATATATATAAACCCTGCCGGAAACCTTTCTTGATCGAGAGCGCATTGGTTCGGTCGCAAAGTACAGAGCTACGAGCGGATTAGACGTTACATCCAGCAGTCTTGTCGGCAATCCATAATGCTGCATCCTGACTAACTTATCAAACATGTTAGTATCGTTCTGAAATTGCTGCGGCTGAACCGATAAAAGATCACGAACAGCACTATATTCGTGTGGTAAAAGCTTCGCTTCTCCACGCAAAAGAGCGGGATTGTCCATCCATTCTGAGTCCCTCTGTCCCCTGAATGAATGGATCGAGCCGTTTCTCTTCGGAACTTCCGCGATGGCTTGAATGAATTCAACTACGTTGGTTACGGTTACATTCTCGCCCATACGCCCCGCCAATGATTCGATTCGAGCCAGAAAATCTTGTCCAACATACGCAGATCGGAGATCAGAAAGCGAGGTTGAGTGAACTGTCAGCAAGGCGGCGTATTCGGGTAGAGTGCGTCTCTACCGTAGCCGCTTATAGCCCACCGCCCCCGCTCCGGCCGACATGGGGGCGTGCTTGTACCCGCCATCATCTCCCCCGCGCTCGATCTGTCGCGGCTCCCTGCACCTGCCGCCGTGCAGGTGCTGTCCTATGAGCAAATCCGCGCCGCCCTGATCGCCGCCATGCAGGCACGCCTGCCGACCTTTGACGCCACCGTCGCGTCCGATCCGGTCATCAAGCTGCTCGAAATCTCCGCCTATCGCGAGATGCTGCTGCGCGCATCCGTCAACGATTGCGTCCGCGCCGTGCTGCTCCCCTTCGCGACCGGTCCGGATCTCGACCAGCTCGGCGCATTCTACAGCGTCGCGCGCCTCACGATCGCGCCCGCGACCGACCGCACCCCGGCCGTCATGGAAAGCGACGCGGACCTGCGCGTCCGGATCCAGCTCGCGCCCGAAACGCTGGCGGCGGCGGGGCTGACTGGCGGTGGCTACCGCGCCACCGCGCTGCGCGTCGCGTCCTCGATCCGTGACGTGGCGGTCATCAAGCGCACGGCGGGACATGTCGATGTCGTGCTGCTCGGCCGCGACGGCGATGGCACGGTTGCCGCGCCCGTCGTCCAGTCGGTCTATCAGGCACTCGCCGGCGACGACGGCGCGCAGCTTACCGACATCGTGTCGGTCCGCGCCGCCGCGATCCTGCCCTACACCCGCACCGTCCGCCTGCGCATCCGGCGCGGTCCGGACCCGGCGGTGGTGGCGACGACGGCCGAGACCGCGATCCGCGCCTACTGCGCGGATCGCCACCGCGTCGGCCAGCCCGTCTATGCGCAGATGATCGAGTCCGCTGGCAGCGTCGGCGGTGTCGAACAGGCGATCGTCGACGGCCCCGACGTCGTGCCCGGCCCCTATGCCGCGCCCTACCTCGCCAGCCTGACGATCGCCGTCGAGATCTCGGCATGATCGCGTCGCTGCTCCCCCCGAACCGGACCCCGCTCGAAACCGCGCTCGAGGCGACGATCGCCGAGCGCCTCGCGCTGTCGGCGCACCTGATCGCCGCGGTCTGGAACCCCGACACCTGTCCGGCGCACCTGCTCGGCCATCTCGCATGGGGCCTGTCGATCGACCTGTGGGACGACGCATTGCCGGAGACGCAGAAGCGTGAGGTCTGCCGCAACGCCCTGACGCTGCACAGCCTGAAAACGACGCTGGCGGGGATCAAGGCGCACGTCGCGCTTGTCGGGTCGGAAGTCGTGCGCGCGATCCGGCCGCCGGCGACGAGCTTCCTCTATGCGGCGATGACGAACGCGCAGCGCGCCGCATGGCTGGACGGTCTGCCGCAGGTGCGGATCTATCCGTTCATCCGCACCGTCATCGCCAATCACCGGATCTTCGCCAGTGGTCCGGCCGGGCGGTTCTTCGCCGGGCGCGGCTTCCTGCGCAAGAACCGCGGTATCGAGCTGACCGGCACGCGCGCGACCTATTATGATCGCGGCGTCGAGCGTCCCATCCGCTACGAGACCCCGGACGCCACCAGCATCCGCCTGCTGATCGAGCGGAACGCCAAGCGCAGCTTCCACGGCGCAGGCGCGATCGGCGGGTTCCTGACCCGCACGCAAGCCGCCAAAGGTGTCGTGACGCTTCGCCTCGGCGACGATGCGGGATCCTTCGCGGTGCAGTCCGGCATGGACCCGGTCGACGTCCGCCCCACCCGCATCGCGGAAGGCCGTATCGCGCCGGCGTCGCGGTCCTTCTTCGGCCCCCGGTCCCGCGCCCGCTTCCTCCGCACAAGCCACGCACCGTTCCTGATCTACGACCGCGTCGCGCTGCACGCCCCCGACCGCATGGGCGCGCGCCGCAAGACGCGCAGCTTCCACGGCGTCGGCCGGTTCGGCATCGCGCCGTTCACCGCCGAGCTGCGCGTGTCGGTCCCGATGCAGCGCACGGTCCGCCGGTCCGGCAAATGGCACGGCGCTGGCTTCCGCGCCGCCGCCAGCCTCGCCCGGCTCGACCAGACGCTCGAGGCGGTCCGCGTCTCAAAGGCTTTCCGGGACACGATCCTGATCGACACGGCCGTCCACGGCCACGTCCAGTTCGGTGGGGGCCTCCAGTTCGGCGACTTCACCTTCGGCGAAACCAGAAAGGTCGCATAATGCAAAGCCGCGTCATCTTCCGCGACGGCATGGACAATGATCCCGCCGACTATAACAACCTGCAAAGCTTCGTGCAGGGATCCATGGACGATCTCGTCGCCGACGCGGTGACCGCCGATCGCAAATATGCCGGGTTCACCGGCGCGCGGACCAGCTCGACCGAAGTCACCTGCCAGCCCGGCCGGCTTTATTCGGCGGGCAAGGTGTTTGCGCGCGATGACGCGTTCGTAAAGGACTTCACCACCAGCCTGCCGATCGCGACCAAGAAGCATGTCCTGATCGTGATTTTCGGTCAGGAAGTCGAGACCAACGCCCAGCCACGCGAATTTCTGATCAACGAGGAAACCGGCGCATCCGAGCCGCGCACGATGGCGATGGAGCTGGCGCGGGTCTGCGCGATCAACACCGCGTCCGGACAGGAAAGCCCCGATCCCATCGACCCGATCCTTGACGCCGGCGTCCTGGCGGTGGCGCGGGTGGTACTGACCCCGACCGGCGTCGACCGGGTCGAGATGATCAATGCGAACCGGCTCGACAGCATCGCGTTGGTGGCGGGGCGCACGTCGGCGCTCGAGGATTTCCGCGCCAAGGCCGGTCCCCAGATCGTCGCGCTCGGCTCCGACATCGCCTCCCTCAAGGTCAGCGCCGGCAACAACGTCAACACCGCCGCCTTCGGCCGGCTGCTGACCCGCATGGCGACGCTGGAAGAGCAGGCCGGGATCCCGGTCGGTGCGTCGGACAGCGATGCGGACTTCTTCCTCGACAAGGCGGAATCGGATCTGGCGCACCCCAATTTCCGCGCGAAGATCGAGGAAGGGATCCGCTTCGCCGATGAGGCGGTCGCCGATAGCCAGCTCGCGGTGTTCGATGCGCTCAATCCGCGCGCGAAGGTCACGGGCGACGTGATGTTTCCCGCCTATGCGCGCGAACTGCGCATGGCGGTCGGGCCGCGTCAGGCCGAGACCCAGATCGCCGCCTACAGCTACCAGACGCACGAAATGGTCCAGCGCATGATGTCGCGGACCCGCACCCGCTACGGCGAGGAATTCACCGTCTGCACGAACAGTGGCTGGTGGGGCGCGGTCACCGACCGCTACATCCCGGAGACGTTCGAACGCAATGGCGAGCTGTTCCAGACCGTCGAGGTCGATTGGGATGGCCCGGCGCATGGCTGGGTCCGCGTCCGCCGGCTGTGGGTCGACGTCTATCAGGAACCCTATTGGGACTATGTGACCGTCGACCATGCGGTCCCCGGCGCGCAGATTGCCGAGACCTTTCTCAACGCGAACGACATGTGGCTCGACGCGGTGGGGCTGACCTTCACCCGCCTCGCCAAGGATGGCGGCATCACGCTGGCGATCTGCGAAACCGACCGCGGCGCGCCGGCGCTCGACAAGGTCGTCTCGGTCACCACGGTCCCCCGCGCGAGCCTGCTGGTGAACGCCGAAACCGTCATTCCTGTCCAGCCCGTCTATCTCGAGGGCGGCAAGCGCTACGCGCTGGTCGTGATCTCGGCCGCCGATCACTGGATCGCCACGACCCAAGGTGTCAATTTTCCACAGGGCACGCTCTTCTACGTGCTGGACGGTGCCTATCAGCAGGGCGACGGCGCGCGCGATCTGTGTTTCAACCTCTATGCCGCCAAGTTTACGGCGTCGCGCGCCGTCATCGACATGGCCCCGCTGTCGCTGGCAGGCGGCATGACCGCGATCGACATCCTCGCCGAGGCGATCGTGCCCAAGTCGACCGACCTGACCTATGAAGTCCAGGTCGGCGGGATCTGGACGCCGCTGACCCGTACCGAACAGTCCGTGCTGGGCGCAGGTGGCAATATCCCGCCGCTCGTCCCCCTGCGCATGGTTATGACCGGCACGCCCGACGTGATGCCGGCGGTCAAGCTCACCACCTCGCGCGTGCGCGTGTCGCGTCCCCGGCTCGCCCTCACCCATGTCTCGATGCCGCGCCTCCTTCCCGGCGCCGGCTCCGCGCAGATCCGCGTGATCGGCCGGTTCGAATATTTCGAGGCAGGCCACCACACCGCCACCGCCAAGCTGCGCACCGGCGCGGGGTACAACACGCTCGTATCGCCGTCGTCCTTCTCCGACGTCGTCGCCGACGACGGTTCGATCGAGCGGACATGGGTCTTCAACCTCGGCGCTGCCGTCCAGTCTTACAAGATCCAGTTCGACGCGACCACGGACTCGGCCCTGCGCACCTTCCACTTCGGCTGGCGCAAAGACTTCGCCCTATAAGGAGCATCGACCATGGTCACGAAATACAAGGTTTCCAAGTCGGGCTTTTACAGGGTCGGCATCGCGCGCGTCTTTTCGCACGCGGGTTTCGACTACAAGCCCGGCCACGCTCACACCGTCAATCAGGAGATCCTCGACGCGATGATCGCAGCCGAGGTGGTGACCGATGTCGCTTCCGCCTGAGCTGGATTTCCAGAAAAACCGGGAGGCCAGCCCCGCCCGGATGAATGTCGCTATGGACTATATCGCGGCGGCACTCCGGCAGGCGCTGGCGCTGAAACCCGAATATGAGGCCGCGCTCGCCGAGCTGCGCGGCGTCGGCCTCGCACGACTGGCGGCGGCGCTGCAACCGGTGGTCGAGCGCGCCAACCTGCTCGCGGCCGAGCTGGCGGAGGTCCATGCAGAATGGGTCGCCGACAACGCGATCGCGACCATGAAGGCCGAGATCCTCGCCGCATTCGACCTTCAGTTCGGCGCGATCTCCAGGGATCTGGATGGGCGGATCGATCTGGTCGGGATCGATCTCCGCGACATCCGCCAGCAGCTCGACGCGCAAGCGATCGACCGCTGGTTCTTCGCATGAGGATGCATCCATGACCGCCGCCACCGTGGAACCCGTAAACCGCACTGCATCGACCCTGCTGGCCCGCGCCTTCGGGCCGGTGCCGGCCGGACAGGAATGGCGCGTGCGCGTCCGCATCTCCAACAATGGCGGCGGCAACGATGCGTTCGACCTGCGCATCCGTAGAACCGATGGCAGTAACGCCTGCTATCGGGCGCGCGGCCATATCGTCGATCTGAACGCGCCGCCTTATGACGTCGAGACGGACTTGCTGCTGACCGCCGGTTTCGAGCTGTGGGACCGGTCGGGGGCTGGCTATGTCGACGCCAGCTACACTGCGGCCAAGCGGACCGTCTGATGGCCGACCGCGTCGCCAGCCCGTCCAGCCCCGAAACCGGGCGTCTGCCGCGCCTCCTTGGCGTCTACCGCCAGACCGTCGCCGGCGATCATGTCGTCACGCCGCCGTCCGGGACACGCTGGGCGCGCATCATGCTGCGCGGTGGCGGTGGTGCGGGCGGCGGCAACGCTGGCGGTGGTGGCGGACGTGGCGGCGGCGAGGGGGCGATGCAACGCCGCCTCATCCGCCTGCACAGTTCGCCGTTCACGATCACGGTCGGCGGCGGCGGTGCCGGCCTTGTCGATGGTCCCGGTAACGCGGGCGGCGCATCGAGCGCCTTGGGCTATGTGGCGCAGGGCGGCAGCGGGGGCGGAACCCGCTTTACCGGACCCTATGTCGATACTGGTGGGGTTGGTGTCGATGGCCTCGACCCTCTCGGGGGCTACGGCAATTTCTCTGGTAAAGGCGCGCAGGGCACCGTCGGCGGTGGACGCGTCGGCGATTTTCCCTTGGCGACCCTTGGGACGGGCGGCGCAGGCGTCGAGGCAGGCAACGCGTCGCAGCAAGGGCAAGCCGGCGGCGACGGCTATATCGTGATGGAGTTCTACGGATGACGCTCTGGATGCGCGCCGGCGGCGTGCCGCAACCGCTCCCCTATTTCGATCAGGACGCGGACCAAAATACATGGTCGGATCTGGCGAACAACGCCGCCGGCCGGGAGGCGTGCGGCTGGGTGGAAGCGCCGGCGCGGCCCGTCTTTGATCCGGCGACCGCGACCATCACGTGGCATGACGACGCATGGCTGGTGGCGCCGATCGCCCCCGCCGATCCGGCCGCCGAAGCCGCTGCGCGACTGGCCGCGCGGCTCGCCGCCGTCGACGCGCGTGCGCAGGCCGCATTCCTTGCCGGCTACGCGCCGGCGCTGCCCGAGTTCGCGGGACAGCGTCTGCCGCTCCGCGACGTCGACGACAAGGCCAACTGGCTCACCAGCCAGATCAGCTATTCGGCGGCGGTCGCGGCCGGCTATGGCGACGTCGTCGACGCCAGCTTCCGCACCGCATCGAACGCGACCGTGACGGTCACCTATCAGGAAGGGCTAAACGTGTTGCTCGGCATGGCGTCCTGGGGGCGTTCCATCCTCGCACGCAGCTGGATTCTCAAAGACGGCATAGCTGCTGGTATCGACACAGATATCGAAAGTGGCTGGCCCGCTTAATCGCAAATGACGGTTTTTGCAATCGGTAACGTCCAGCGCTCCAACCGAAAAAACCATCAACCCGACGCAAAATTTCGAAAAGAAATTTAGTTTTACTATGGAAATTCGATAAACTTTCGCAAACAGAAATTAGCATCTTTACAAATTCGTAATCTGGAGCGTAGCTTGTCAATTCAGTCGCAAGAAAGCGGAGATAGACAATGGCGGATGAACCAGGCGATATTATCGTAACGGCGCGCGTAGTGAATCCGAATGTTGTAAATATCTCTCCAGGCAATAATTATTTCTTTTACGCGGACAACGGAGCTTTTGCAGATTCAAACAGCATGGCTGACGCCGTACTCAATGGATACTTTGATGTGGCGGATGGCGCGCCTTCACCTGATGATGAGGGCGAAATCGTCGTTGCCGCGAGCAAGGAACAGGTAGACGCAGCGATGCTTGCCTTCGACGCAGCCGGAGTGAACCTCACCATAACAAAATATTTGGGCATTATCGCGGCCGGACTGGTAAGCAAGATTGCAGGGATTGCACTCGAACTAGTCGACGAAACTATTGATATGAACAAGGATTCTGTCCAAGAGGCTTACGCGGATCTTTTGTACTGGCAAGATGGCGCTGATGGGACCTACGACGGATACGCGCATGAGATGGGCGAGTATCAGTCCTTCTTCCCCGGTTCGTCAGTGCCAGGAGGACCAAAGACGCCGCCAATGCCAAGTGAATTAAACACTGGCGTTGGGAATGCTGAATTTCGTTTAGCATCCAACGAATCGCCCGGTCAGCCGATCCAAGAGGCAACGTATGATTCCGATATATTATTAGCTTAGTTGATAAGATTAAGATGATGATTTCTGAGAAAGGTGACGTAAAATGTCGTACTTTCAGATTTCTGGTATATTTGCATCAAACGTAGCCTTGGTCGTGGTGGTCTGTCGGCTACTTTTCAGTCTGATTTTCGTAAACCGGAATGAATATATCCCCGCAATATGTGTCGGATTGGGATTTGTGGCAGGCGCATATTATGTAGATGTCGGCTATAGCAATTTCGCTAGTCCGTTAGCCACCGCAAAGCTTATTGGTGGCTTGGTTAGCCTATCTATTCTCGGGGTAGGATTTAGGTATCAAGCCACGCGAGATAATCCCCACGGGCCAGTCAAATCGTCGCAATAAGACTGGTATTGTATATATGCCGGAGAGTGTCAGAAGGTCGCGATACTATAGGGCGCAGCATTACTGAAGCGAATGCAGATTGCAGCCCTCGAACTAGCAAGCCGCATAGGGGCGGAACGGTGCCCCGATCCTGAAGCGCCTGCGAGAGCGCATCCCCAGCCAGTGGACCCGGCCGGGACGCCATCTCTCGCAGGATTTCCAACATGTCTACCGACCTAGTGCCCGTCACACCGGTGCGGCCCGTCGCCGGCTATATCGGCGGCAAGCGCAACCTCGCCAAGCGCATCTGCGTGATTCTCGATCGCACGCCGCACACGAGCTATGCCGAACCCTTCGTCGGCATGGGCGGCATCTTCCTGCGCCGCACGCGCCGGCCGCGCGCCGAGGCGATCAACGATATCAGCGGCGACGTGTCCGGCCTGTTCCGCTGCCTCGCCGAGCATTATCCCTACATGATCGATATGTTGCGCTTCCGCGTCGCCAGCCGGGCCGAGTTTGACCGTTTGCTCGGGCAGGATCCGGAGCGCCTTACCGATCTGCAACGCGCCTGCCGATTCCTCTACGTGCAAAAGCTCGCCTTCTCCGGACGGGTCGACAAGCGGCGCTTCGGGGTGGACGCATCCAGTCCCGCCCGGTTCGACGTCGGCAAGCTCGAGCCGCTGCTGGCGGACGTTCACGACCGCCTGCAAAGCGTGACGATCGAGCGCCTGCCCTACGGCGAGTTCATCTGCCGCTATGATCGCGACGGCGCGCTGTTCTACCTCGACCCACCCTACTTCTGGGGGGAAGGCGACTATGGTCCCGGCGTCTTCGACCGCGGCGATTTTGCCCGGCTTGCCGACCAGCTCCGCACGATCAAGGGCGCGTTCCTGTTGTCCATCAACGACAACCCGACGATCCGCGAAACCTTCGCGGGCTTCCCCTGCGCATCCGTGGAAACGACATACACGTTCGGCAACGCCAATGGGTTGAAGGCTCCCGAACTGCTGATCAGCAACCGAGCCGACATGCTACTTGTGGCGGCAAACGACTAGGGTAGAGATCGTCTCTACCGTACCGCACCCGCGCACGCACGAAGCGGTCACGTCATGGTCGCGGCCATGAAAGACCCTGCCGACATTGCGCGCCAGATCGGGGACGTGATCCGCTTCGGCACGATCGCGTCCGTCGATTATGCCGCCGCCACCTGCACCGTCCATATCGGCGACCTGCTGACCGGTGAAGTCTGCTGGCTCGCCTTCCGCGCCGGCGGCACCGCCGCATGGTCGCCGCCGACGATCGGCGAGCAGTGCCTTTTGCTCTGCCCGGAAGGCGATACCGCCGCCGGCGTCGCGCTGGTCGGCATCTATTCATCCGCCAACCCCGCCCCCTCCGATTCTGCGACGACCAACCTCCTGCGCTTCGCCGATGGCGCAGAGATCCGCTACGATAGCGAGACGCACGAATTGGCTGCGGTGCTGCCCGCCGGGGGCCGCGCGATCATCGAGGCCCCAGAGATCGAGCTGCGCAGCAACGTCCGGATCACCGGCAAGCTGACTGTCGAGGCCGACCTTGCGATCGGCGGCAAGGCCGACGTGAAGGGCGACGTTGTCGGGGCGGGGATCAGCCTGTCGAAGCACACACATCTTGGCGTCCAGCCCGGCAGCGGCAAGTCGCAAGGCCCGCTGCCATGAACGGCATGGACGCGCGAACCGGCAAGCCGCTGGCCGGAGCCGATCATCTCCGCCAGTCGATGGCCGACATCCTGTTCACGCCGATCGGATCGCGCGTCGGCCTGCGCGACTATGGCTCCGGGATCCCGGACCTGATCGACAAGCCGGTCACGCCGTCGCTCCGCCTCCGGATCTACGCCGCCACCGCCATGGCCCTGCTCCGGTGGGAACCGCGCATCCGGCTGCTGGCGGTGACGCTCGCCGCCGGCGCGGTCCCCGGTGCCTTCATCCTCTCGATCGACGCGCAGCGGCTCGACGTCCTGCCCGCCGTCCGGACCCGTCTCGACCTCCCCTATTCCGCTTCGATCGCCTGAAAGGATCCTCCATTGGCCTACGCGCATGGCATTTCCGTAACCGAAACGAGCGCGCTTCAGCGCAGCATGGTGACCGTGGCGACCGCCGTCATCGGCCTGCTGGCGACCGCGCCCGACGCTGATCCCACCGTCTTCCCGCTCGACACGCCCGTCCTGATCACCGATCTGGATGCCGCGATCGGCAAGGCTGGCGTCGCCGGCACGCTGCATGGATCGCTCCGCGCCATCGCCGATCAGGCCCGACCGGTGCTGATCGTGATTCGCGTCGCGCCCGGCGCGGACACCGCCGCGACCAATGCGAGTGTGATTGGCACCACCACGGCGCTTGGGCAGAAGACCGGGATGCAGGCGCTGCTGGCGGCCGAAGGCCGGCTCGGCATCAAGCCGCGCATCCTCGGCGCACCCGGCCTCGACACGCTGCCGGTGACGACGGCGCTGACCGTAGTCGGCAAGAAGCTGCGCGCCATGGTCTATGCCTATGCGCACGGCGCGGATCTCGCCGCCGCCATCACCTATCGCGCCAACTTCGCCTCGCGCGAGCTGATGCTGCTGACCCCGGATTTCGTGGCGTTCGATACCGCCGCCGCCGCGAACGCCCCCAGCCACGTCGCCGCCCGCGCCATGGGCCTGCGCGCCGCGATCGATGCCGAGCAGGGCTGGAACAAGACGATCAGCAACGTCCCCGTCCTCGGCGTGCTGGGCACCACCAAGGATATCCAGTTCGATATTCAGGATCCGAATTGCGAGGCGAACCTGCTCAACGCGCAACAGGTGTCGACGATCGTCCGCACCGGCGGCGGTTTCCGCATCTGGGGATCGCGCACCTGCTCGGCCGACCCGCTCTTCGCCTTCGAAAGCGCCGCCCGCACCGCCCACGTCCTTCAGGACACGATCGCCAACGGTTTGACCTGGGCGATCGACAAGCCGCTTCGGCCGAGCCTCGTCCGCGACATCGTCGAGACGATCAACGCCGAGATGCGCAAGCTGGTGACGGCCGAACTCATCCTCGGCGGCCGGGCATGGTTCGATGTCCTGAAGAACAGCACCGCCAGCCTGTCCGCCGGCAAGGTGACGATCGATTATGACTACACCCCGACGCCGCCGCTGGAATCGCTGACGCTGATCCAGCGCATCACCGACAGCTATTTCACCGATCTCGCCGCCGGCGTCACCGCCAACGCCGCCTGATCCCCGCGCCGCCCGCCCCTACGCTGACCGACAGGAACCCCGATGGCCTTCCCGCGCAATCTCAAAGACATCATGATTTTCAACGATGGCCGCGCCTATCTGGGCGAAGCCATGGCGTTCACGCCGCCCAAGCTCGTGCGCAAGCTGGAGGACCATCGCAGCGGCGGCATGGACCGGCCGGTCAAGCTCGACATGGGCGGCGAGCCGCTCGAATGTGAGATCGTGACATCCAGCCCGATGCGCGATCTCTATGCGCAATATGGCGGCTCGATTTCCGGGCAGATGCTACGCCTCATGGGCACCTACCAGAATGACGAAACCGGCCAGCTCGATGCGATCGAGCATGTCGTGCGCGGCCGCACCGAAGAGCTGGACCCCGGCGAGCAGAAGCCGGGCGAGAAGACCGAGCAAAAGACCAAGCTCGCTTTGTCTTACTACAAGATGCTCTGGAACGGCGAAACGCTGATCGAGGTCGATGTCATCAACATGATCGAGATCGTGGACGGCGTCGACCAGCTCGCCTTGCGACGCAACGCCCTCGGCATCTGACACCCGCGCCGGCGAACCGCCGTCTCACCCACCGCTCTGATCGAAAGCCTTTCCCATGTCCGACACCGCTGCCACCGCGCTCGCCAGCTTCACGCTCGACTATGACATCCGGATTGCCGACACCCTCGTCCACGCCGCAGGCACCAAGCTCACCGTGCGCAAGCCGGGGGCTGGCGAACTGCGCGGCCTGACGCTCGTGGCGCTGGGGCAGGGCGACTATGCCTCGATCGAGACGATCGCGCCGCGCATTACCCAGCCGATGCTCCAGAAGGCGCATGTGGCGGCCATGGACCCGGCCGACCTGATGCAGCTCGCCAGCGAGGTCATCGATTTTTTGTTGCCGAAGGCCGCGAAAGCGGACTTCCCGACCGCGTAGAGGAACCGATGGCGGATATCGCCATCGTCTTCCACTGGCCCCCCGCCGTCATGGACCAGATGAGCCTGCACGAGCTGATGCAGTGGCGTGCCCTCGCCATCGCCCGCCACAACCCCGACCAGTAAGGATCCGCCATGGCCGATCGCAACCTGCGGATCCGGATGCTGCTCGAGGCGTCCGACAAGTTCACCGGCCCGTTGCGCGATCTCGCCGGCGGATCCACCCGCGCCGCCGCCTCGCTCAAAGCAATGCGCGACCGGCTGAAGGAGATCGACCGCGCGCAGAAGGACATCGGGGCGTTCCGCGATCTGAAGGGCGGTATGAAGGCGGCGGGTGCGGAGCTGGACGCCGCCCGCGCCCGTGTCACAGCGCTCGGGCGGGAGATGGCGCAGACCAAAAACCCCAGCCGGAAACTGCGCACCGAGTTCAACCGGGCGAAGCGCGAAGCCGCCGGCCTCGAGACACAATATCAGGCGAATAGCACGCGGCTGGGCGAGCTGCGCGAACGTCTGCGCACCGCCGGCATCGCCACCACCGATCTTGTCCGGTACGAGCGCGATTTGCGGCAGGAAGCCAGCCGGACCAATCAGGAGCTATCCGAGCAGGGGCGGCGCATGGTGCTGCTGAACGACCGCACGCGACGACTGGCGGCGGCGCGCGGCGGCTTCGGAAAGAATATGGGGATCGCCACCGGCGCGCTCGCGTCGGGTGCCGCCGGCGTCGGCGCTGGCATGGCCGTCGCGGGACCGCTCGGCGGCGCGATGAAGAGCGCGATGCAATATCAGTCGGTCATGACCGACATCGCACAAAAGGCCAACCTGAGCCGGGAGGAAGCGCGCAAGATGGGGATCGGGCTGGTCGCCGCCGCCAAGGCCGCGAACCAGCTCCCCGAGGCGCTACAGGAAGGTGTCGACGTCCTTGCCGGCTTCGGCCTCGATCCCCGCAAGGCGGTCAAGATGATGACGCCGATCGGTCGCGCCGCCACCGCCTACAAGGCTGAGATCCGCGATCTCTCCGCCGCTGCCTTCGCGGCCAATGACAATCTGAAGGTGCCGGTCGCGCAGACCGGCAAGGTCATCGACATCATGGCAGCGGCAGGCAAATCCGGCGCATTCGAGATCAAGGACATGGCGGGTCAGTTTCCCGCGCTGACCGCCGCCTATCAGGCGCTGGGGCAGACCGGCACGCGCGCCGTCGCCGATCTCGCCGCCGGCGCGCAGATCGCGCGCAAGGGCGCTGGTGACTCTGTCACTGCGGGCAACAACCTGCTCAACCTGCTGAACAAAATCAGCGCGAAAGAGACGAACGACAATTTCAAGAAGTTCGGCGTGGATCTGCCCGCCGCGCTGAAGAAAGCGGCGGCGGACGGCAAAGGCCCGATCGAGGCCATCGCCGAGCTGACCGACAAAGCCCTGAAGGGCGACCGCTCGAAACTTTCCTATCTGTTCGGAGACGCCCAGGTGCAGGGCGCACTCCGCCCGCTGCTCGAAAACCTCGCGGAATTCCGCAAGATCCGCGACGGCGCGATGAACGCGAAAGGCGTCACCGATACCGACTTCGCCGAGCGGCTGAAGGACGGGGCAGAACAGGCCAAACGCTACGAGATCGCGACCAAGGCGCTGGGCCTGACCATGGGTTCGGTGCTGCTGCCAGCGGCGACCGCCGCGATGACGAAAGCGGCGGAACTGGCGAACAGCATCGGCGCATGGGCGGACCGTAACCCGCGCGCGGCCAAGGCGGTCGCGATCCTCACCGCCGCCGTCGCCGGACTGCTCTTCGTCTTTGGTGGTGCGGCCATCGCGCTCGCCGCCGTCATGGCCCCGTTCGCGGCGCTGTCCTTCGTCGCCACCGGCCTCGGCGTCGCGCTGTTGCCGGTGATCGGCATCGCCGCCGCTGTCCTCGCCGCCATGGTCGGACTCGGCGTCGCCGCCTACGCTGCCTATGCCAACTGGACGGGCGTCACCGCCTTCTTCGGCACGCTGTGGGCACAGATCAAGACGGCGTTCGACGGTGGTCTGATCGGCGTCATCGCCATGCTGGGGCGTTGGGGCGGAGCGGTTCTCCGCGGCATCTGGGCTGGCATCACCGGCGCGGCCGGCTGGCTCGCCGCCAACGGCCCCGCTTTGCTGGCGGGTGCGTGGCGGCAGATCACCGCGGTCATCTGGAATGGCGTGCTTTTGCTGCCGCGCCTGCTGTTCCAGTTCGGCGTCAACACCGTCAAGGGCTTGATCGGCGGCATCGTCAGCATGTTCCCCAGCTTGGGCGGGGTGGTGAAGCGCCTGGCCGACATGCTGCCGAGCGGCGTGCGCAAGATCCTCGACATCCGCTCGCCGTCCCGCGTCTTCGCCCGGATCGGCGGTCATGTGACGGAAGGGATGGCGGACGGAATCGATCGCGGTGGCAAGGCTCCGCTGCGCAGCCTGACCAATATCGCCCGCCAGCTCGCCGGCGCGACGATGGCAACCTCGCCGATCGCGCGGGTCGCGGGCCTCGGCCGACAGATCACCGCCGCCATCGCGGTCGGCGCGACCGTCCCTGCCGCAGCAACCGCACCGGCCGTGCGTAGCGGACAGGCCGGATCGGTCGCGGCGTCCCCGGCGGCGCTGGGGCCGATCGAGATCCACATTCACCAGACCCCCGGCCAGAGCGCACCCGATCTGGCGCGCATGGTTCGCGACGAGATCGCCCGGCTTCGGCGTGACGATCAGGCGCGTGCCCGGTCCACCTTCGCCGATCCCTACGACGGATAACCAGCCATGATGATGTCGCTCGGCCTCTTCCTCTTCTCGCTCCCGACCTTGGCCTATCAGGAGCTGCAACGCCGCACCGACTTCCGCCACGCGCAGCAACCGCGCGTCGGCGCGCGCGACGCCTCGCAGTTCCTTGGGATCGGGGACGAAACCATCGCGCTGAACGGATCGGCCATGGCCGAATTGCAGGACGGGCAGGCGTCGCTCGATCAGTTGCGCGAGATGGGGGCGAGCGGCGAGGCCTGGTCGCTGGTCGATGGCTCGGGCCGCGCCTACGGGGCCTGGGTCATCACCGGCCTCGACGAACGCCACCGCGAATTTCATGCCAACGGTACGGCGCGCCAAATCGATTTCGGGATCGATCTCCGCCGCGTCGACGATGCCGCTGCCGCCCCTGCCGCCGGCGGGACGTCCGGCTTCAACGGCTGGGGTCTGTTCTGATGGCGCAGACGTCGTTCGTCGCCAACGTCGCCGCCTTCCGCGTCATGCTCGACGGGACCGATCTCACCGCACGCTTCGCCCCGCGCCTGATCTCGCTCACCCTGACCGAAAAGCGCGGCGGCGAGGCCGATCAGCTCGACGTCGTCATCGATGACAGCGACGGGCGCATGGCGCTCCCCCGCGCAGGCGCGCGGCTGTCCGTGGCGCTGGGCTGGGCGAGCGGCAGTCAGGTGGTGCCAGGCCTGATCGACAAGGGCAGCTTCGTCGTCGACGAGGTCGCGCATGACGGCCCGCCCGACCGCATCACCATCCGCGCCCGCGCCGCCGACTTCACCAGCGCCGGCCGCGCCCGCCGCGAACAGAGCTGGCGCGCGACGACGCTGGGGGCGATCGTCACCGAGATCGCACAGCGCCAGGCGCTCGAGCCGCATATCGCGCCGGCACTCGCATCGATCGCGGTGCCCTATCTGGCGCAAAGCAGGGAAGGGGATCTCGCACTGCTCAAGCGCCTCGGCCGCGAACATGACGCGGTGGCGACCATCAAGGCCGGCCGGCTGATCTTCGCCCGGATCGGCGCGGGCGTCACCGCCTCCGGCCGCACGATCCCCACCGCCACCTTCCGCCGGCAGGATGGCGACCAGCATAGCTACACCGTCGAAAAACGCGACGAGGCCACCGGCGTCACCGCCGACTGGCACGATCGCGCATCGGCGAGAAAACACAGCGTCACCGCCGGCACGGCCGGCAAGACGCGCAAGCTGGCCAAGGTCTATGCGAGCGAGGACGCAGCCCGAAAGGCGGCGTCGGCCGAGCTGGGCCGCGCCGCCCGCGCCCCACGCAAGCTGACCCTCGCCCCGGCGCTCGGCCGTCCGGATCTGCATCCGGAGCGGCGACTGAAAGTCGTGGGCTTCAAGAGTGAGATCGATGCGTCGTCCTGGCTGATCGCGGAGGCGACGCATCGGCTCGATGGAAATGGCGGGTTGGTCAGCACGCTCTTGCTGGAAGCAGCCTAGCCCCGGCGCAAGAATCCGATCGTCCCGAAACAAGACGTGTTCGCAGATGCCAAAAGCAAATATCTATGGTATTTCCGAGCGGTACATCGGGGGGAATCCATGCTGAACAAATATTGGCTTATCGCAACGGCTGCGATCGCGCTCGCCGCGACGACGGCACCCGCCGCACGGGTGACACCGCAGTTCACATCGCTGACCGTGTTCGGCGATAGTCTGGTCGATGCCGGTAACGTTTTGAAAGAGCGTGGCTTTCCGTCTCCGGTCCTCGGCTATTTCGAAGGCCGCTACACCAATGGCTACGACTATACCGATTTGATCAGCACGGAATTGTTCGGCGCGCCGACCAAGGCCTCCCTCAACGGCGGAACCAACTATGCCAATGGCGGGGCGAAGATCGTCTCCGACACGGATCTGTATCGGGATCTGCCCGACCAGTTTGCCCTCTACCGGACCGCGCTGGCGGGCGGCACCGCGGACGCCAACGGCCTGTTCGTCCTCAATTTCGGGGCGAACGATATCGGGCAGGGCCTTCGCGGCCGGATCGGCACCTATGCCGATTTCGAAAGCTATCTCCGTGCGGCGGCGACGCAATATGCCGCGAGCGTGAAGACGCTGAACGATCTCGGCGCGCGCAACATCCTGATCTCGGCCTTCCCCGATCTCGACGATCGCGATACTGCAATCCGCGCCAACGGCTATCTTAACACCGCGCTGGATCAGCTTTCCCTGTCCGGCTCCACGACGCTCTTCCGGTTCGACTATGTGGCCTTCTCCGATAGCCTCAAGGCGAACCCGTCCGCTTACGGCCTTCCACCCTTTCGCACGGGAAATTGCATTGCGGCGCGCGAACAGGCGACCGGCTGCGTCGGCTTCGCCACCTTCGATGGATACCACCCGACCGCCGCTGTCCAGGACGCGATCTTCCAGTCGATGAACACGCAGTTCGCGCTGACCGCCACTGCCGTTCCGGAACCGTCGACCTGGGCGATGATGCTCGCTGGGATCGTAATAATCGGCTGGGCATTGCGTCGGCGTCAGCCTAACCTTGCCGCGTTGGACGCGCTCCGTTGAAGTTGAGGCACGCCGGCGCTCTGCCTTCCGGCTCGGTGCTGTTTAGCGATTTAACTATCGCATCTAGCGGTCATTAATCGGAGACGCATTTTCTTGTGGCGGGCATACTCTATCGCGGCTTAAGCTCGCGTCCGCTAGGGATCGGCATACACATTCCTGAACGCGTTTTTGAATTTTGTTCATATGGTTAATATGCCAAACCATATACTCATCCATTTCAGACTCGCGTCCGTGCCCGGGGGAATGGTCTCGTTCTACGTCAAATTTTGTTAGGTTCGGTGGATACATAACCGGAATATTTCGTATATCCGGACAAACCGTAGCCATGCGCCTCTTCGATATCGTCATCTGATTTGCGATCACAGGTTCTGCATCCACATCAATATTTTGTAAAATCTCTATTAAACTTGAACTTTTACTATCTGTGGGCGCGTTCGTTATATTATTGATCAGTGTAATCATCCGTCGAGCAGCGCTTTGTCTGAAAAAAATTTCGGACGACTCTCGTAATTTCGAAATCTCTCCGCTAAGGCGGAGCCTGTTCAATTCGGACAGCTTGTATTCAATTGCAGCAGTATCAACTTGCCTCTTAGTATCGGCTATCTCTAATTTGGCATCAGCTAATATAATATCAGCATCCGCTGCTTTTTGCAGAGCTTGTTCGGTTTGTTGTTGAACGGCCTCCAGATATTCTTCTCTTTTTAATGATCTGGATTCTATCTGTCGGGCCTTACGTACTGTAATATTTAAATCGGTATTTCTACGGACTATCTCTGACTTGAAAAAATCTTCGACGTCCGAAACCTTAGCCGCTGTCCAAAGAGATAAAACAGACACTATCAAGGCGATGGCGGTGATCCCTAAATTCGTAGCATCTCGAATTTTTTCCCAACTGGTCACAATCTTGCTGACCTCGCCATCTGGTGTGTCTTCCGCACAACTACTCGCCAATCGAGGCGAATGCATAGCACAAGCCTAACGCAATGACCCTAATCAATCCTATTGCTGCTAGTATCGTTACGCCGCGGCGCGGTGCAGCGCCTCCGCCGCCATCTCTGGTTCGCGATCGATCACGATGAGATAGGACCGCACGGCCGGCGGTGGCATCGTCCGGCCGATCTCATATTGCCGGATATTGGCGGCAGGGATCCCGTACCGTTCGGCGAACGCATCTTGCGACAGGCCCAACCGGTTGCGCAGTTTGCGGATCGTCCGCCCCATCTGCGCCCGTTCCACCGCCGCCGCGTCGACGGCGAAGTCCTCCGGATCGTTCGGATCGGCCTCAATGGCCATGATAGGCTCTTTCTTCACCAGCGTTGCTCCTGCGCACCGATATGAACCGGACAGCCTCGCCGCGCATGACATGCACCGCGGTGTGAAGCCGCCCGTTCACCAGACCGACCACCTTGTAACGCTCTTCGCCATCCTCGGGACGGACGGTCGCGATCACCAGATGATCTGCATCGTCGAAGATCGCCGCGCCCAGCGCCAGCGGGACGCCGTGGCGTTCCCGGTTGATGGCGTCTTTCGCGGGGTCGAACTCGATCTGCATGGCCAGACTATGTGTGATTTACACATAGCAGTCAAGGGGCATTGCTCGTCAGAATCGCATGCAGAAAACCTCTGCACGTCGCTCCGCGACGCAATAGTCGCTGATGATATCATCGTTGGTTGGCGTCCAATGTCCGCCATTATCAGCCGTGCCCATCAACCCCACCCCGTCCAGACCTTCCGCCAGACCTTTCCGTAACGTGGGTGCATCGAACGTCAGGTGGAGCACTTTGCGACCGACGGCCGCGTCGGACGATTGCGGCCCGAGATACGTCGCAACCACTTTGCTCACGGGCCTGGCCGCGTTCTGTTCCGTCAGCATCTTTGCCAGCCGCCCCGTTGCCTCGCCAGCACGTTCAATTACATCGGCGTCCCGCGCTCCCTCGCCCAAGTCGATGTCGACGTTCAGGATCGGGCGATAATAGCCCGTCTCGCGGATCACTATCGCCCGGCGCGGGTCGTGGGCGGCCTGCGCCTGACGGTCCCCAGCTGCGATCCCGATCGCCGCCATCCCGAACAGCGCCGTCAGCCATGCGCCGCCGATCGCAGCCTTTCTTCCGATCCGGACACCCGCCAAACCGGGCCGGAGCGGCGGCGCGGACAGGCCGGCGGAGACCAGCAGCAAGAAGACCGCCAGATACATCTGATCGGACATCGCGCCCAGCGCCAACAGGATCGCCAGCGTCGTCCACAACCATCCCGCCAGCCGGCCAGCGCCCGGCCATGCCAATTCGCGATTCACCCTGCCCCCCCGAAAAGGAATTTTCCTACATTAGACTTAAGTCGTAACTGGAACCAATCATGAACATGCAAGGCAGGCCACGCGATGCGACCCGTTTACCGAACCACCCCCGGCTGTGATCTGGGTTGTCCATCCTGTTCGGTCACTTGCGCGGTTGCGACCGCAGTGCGCGACGATCTGTGGCGGGATCTGGAGCGGCGGCTTCGGGAAGCGTCTCTGTCTCCGGGTTTGTCTCGACCAGCGGACCTTGCAACTGCGCGAGCGCGACTGGCAAGTGCAGAGCGAGGCCTCGCGCAAGTTCAGCCCTTGGCAGCCCTTCGTCGAAGCTTCCCAACAGGCCATAGAACATGTTCGTCAGCGCGGTTGCACTAGGCAGGACGACGTCCATCCGGATCGTTGTGGGCGCAGCCATCGGAAGCATCTCGCTCGCCGTCGGCTGACGCGATACATCCTCGCCGCGCAGCCATGCGAGCGACACACCCAGAAGCTGGGCGATCTCGGGCAAGTATCGCGAACGGGTGGTTTTACCGAGAAGGATAAGGCTGATTGCGCCTTGGGTTACGCCAATGTGGCGGGCAATCGCAGACTGGTCCAGCCCGACATCGGCCATTGCTTGGCGCAGACGTTCAGCGGTTGTCGACATGTGCCACGGGATAATCCGGAAATAATAGGTTGCTAGTGGAGTATGCTCTTGATGAGACACTAGCTATCTAGTACGAGTTTGCTCATGAAGTATGAGCGCGCGCATGAGGCATTCCGAAAGGCTGTTGATTCGGCAGGGGGACAAACCGCCTTCGGCCGGATCGTCGGGTGCACCCAAGGCAATATCTGGCAACTGCTCCGCAAGGGGTCTGCGCTGCCGGGTCAATATGTCCTGAAAGCGGAAGCCGCCACCGGTGTTTCCCGTCATGACCTCCGCCCCGATTTGTATCCCCGTGAGACAGAGCGATTAGCGACGTCGGCCCGTCCGGTCGCTTTCCATCATACCGCTGAAATGCAGGGACCGTGCGCATGACTATCGTTACGATCGCGCCCGACGCCCTAGCGGTACGGGCGACCGTGGACGCGTTCGCGTTCTTCCTCCCAGATCATGAAGGCAAGCCGCAGGAGGCGTTGGCGATTCAACCCGCCTTCCGTGTCGGGGATCAGCCGCCTGAGGTCGTTGAGATCGAACGGAATTTCTTTGAAGAGTCCGCCATATCCCAGCGACTCTACATATTCGAGCGCGGCGAAGCGATACGCCTCCAATGTTGGCGGGATCTGGTCACCACATATTTCTCGAAAAGCCGGATATTGCTCATCGTTCGGCCAGAGGACCGGGTAGATCTGTACTGCCATGGCACGCTGCTTTCGGTCATCGGTGGAAGATCGACTGTAAAGGGCACGGATCGGCCGGCAACCGGGTCTTTCGAAGGACCGGCGGCATGACGAAGGTCCGACCCGCGCTCAGCTTCGCGCAGGCGACCACCCGTGTCGCCGGTCTGATCGGCTATGGCGAGGCCGCGCGCATCACCGGCCGGTCGGTCCGCGCGGTCCGGTACTGGACCGAGGATGACCGCGACGGCGAGCCGACGATCAGCCAGGCGCTGACGCTCGACGCCGCATGGTCCGCCGCGGGCGGGGAGGGTGCGCCGATCCTCGAATGCTATGCCGTGCAGCTGGACGTCCGTCTGTCGGACCTGCGCCCCTGCCGCGCGCAACTGACCAGCGATATCGGTCTCGTCGCGCAGGAAGTGGGCGACGCCATTCATCACGCGCTCGTCGTCACCGCGCCGGGCGCCAGCCCCGCGGCGGTCCACCGCGCAATCACCGAGACCGAGCAGGCGCAGGGCCATCTGGCCACGCTTGTCCGCCGGCTCGGATCCTTCCTGAAACCGGCCGGGGTGGCCGGTTCCGGATCCTTGGGGGGAACCCGAAAGTGAAGCGCGTCCAACGTCCTCGACATCCGACCATGGCCTGCCCGCATTGCGAGGAGCGGCTGACCGTGCGCGGCAGCGAACAGATTACGCTCACCGTGCGCGAATTGCGCATGGACTGCGGCGAATGCGGCGCGCGGCTGGTCGCCCAGCTCTCGCTGGTCCGCACCGTGCGCGAAAGCGATTGCCGCAACGACGAGGTCCGCCTCCCTTTTTCCAATCCCGCCCGCTTGCGGGATCGGCCGCGCCGGCCGGCGAACGACGACGCGCCGATCCCGGCGAATGACGATGGCCCGGACATTCCGGCCGCCGCGATCGGTGCTGCCCTGACGCCGGGCTGATCCGCCGGCGGTTCGCGCCGCCGGTGCATCCCTTTCTGCCTGACCAGACGGACACGGTTCCCCCGCTTGTCCGAACGCCACTCCCTTGTCCGAAGAAGGAGCCTGCTTGTGCCGATGCCACCCCGTCTGCGCGATCCCGCCCGCTTGCCCGGTCGCACGCCCGATCGCGCCCTGACCGCGGCGCAGGCGCACCCGCGCTGGGTCGCGATCGTCGTCATCATTCTCTGCGCGATCGTCGCGATCCCGACGCTGACGATCCTCGCGCTCGCCCGCGTCCAGGGCGACCGCCGATGATCCGCCCCGCGCCCCGTGCCCCCCTTTTCCATGAGGTCGTCATGACGCCTGCCGCCTATCTCCGCCTGCGCCGCGCCGCCGCCGGCCTGTCGCATGAAGACGCCGCCGCCGCGCTCGCCCCGCGCATCGCCGACCGCAGCCTCGCCGCCACGCTGCTGCGCCTGTGGGAAACGGACGGCGTGATCGGGGAGGCGGAGGACATTGCGCGCCTGAGCCATGTCTATCCGCTCGACATTTTCGTCTACCGCCAGCTTTGCGAGGAACCGGCCGATCGTCACCCGCGCATCTGCACCGGCTGCGGGTGCAGCGCGAACGATGCCTGCGTCCGCAACCTGTCGGCCAATTGTCACTGGATCGCGGACGATCTGTGCAGCGCCTGCTCGGAAAGCGTCACTGTTTCGCCCGCCGCATGGATGCGTCACGCGATCAACCGCACCACGGGCGAAGGCCTGCGCGCATGATCGGCCATGCCGGCCGGGCGCGCGCCACGCTGCCGATGCGTGCAATCCGCGGCATCCACGCGCAGAACTGCCATTGCCCGCGCTGTATGCATCATGCCGCGGTCCGCGCCGATCCGCGCGAACGCACGATCCGCGCGATCATGTTCGCCGCCGCGCTCCTGATCGGCGGCGCGCTCGGCCATGCCGTCACACCGCAGGATCTCGCCGCGGAGATCCGGGCGACCGTCGCTGGAGCCGTGCCATGATCTGCCCCGGATGCAGCGGCCAATTTTATAATGACAACGATCAGGTCGATGATCGGGACGCGCTGGTCGCACTGATCACCGCGCTCCTCGCCGACGATCGCAAGCTCGCCCGCATCATGGCCTGCCGCATCTTCACCGATGGCGATCTGTCCGCCGTCGACGCGGCCATCTTCCGCGCCCCCGCATGTCCCAAGGAGAAAGCCCATGGCTGACGACACCGTCGCCGCCGACCAGTTGCGCCTGTTCATCGAACGCATCGAGCGGCTCGAGGAAGAGAAGAAGGGCATGGCCGACGATATTCGGGATGTTTACGTGGAGGCCAAGTCGCAAGGCTTCGTTCCCGCGACCATGAAGGTCATCGTCCGCCTCCGCAAAATGGAAAAAGACGCGCGCGACGAAATGGACGCGCTCGTCGAAACCTACCGCAATGCGCTTGGCCTGCTCTGAAATGCGGGCCGTGACGATCCATCTCTGGAGGAACCTTCTTGGGTGCCGGAGCGCGCTGGGCACCCGACAGGGGCAAGCCCTTTCGCGGACGATCCGGGAAACCGGTTTCCGATCGCGTGTCTTGATGCGTTGCCATGCGTTGGCGCGATGCGGGACAATCCCGTTCATTCCAAGGCTTAACGCCTTGACTCCCTTGGTAGTCAAATCCACGCTCGCTCCCGTCATTGCGCAAAGGGCAGTGATGCGGATTGGAAACCGCACCGACCAAGGCCAGCGGCGCGCCGAAACTCGATTTCGAGCGCGCTTTGTTATGGCTGGGCATAGTGGGAGGCTTCGGCCTGCCGCTTCCCTTGGTCGGCGGTTTTCCAACCTGCTGTGTCCAGCCACCAGATTGGAAACTGGTGGCCGGACTCCTTTGACCAGGGGAGCGACATGCCACTTCACCGGAATCATATCGAAGCGCCGCCTGCTCTTGCCCGGGCGGAAGCCGTTCGCATCGGGGGGCATCTGCGTGCGGATCGGATCCCCGCGCCCAGGTCGGGCGCGGGGGCATGGACGCTGTTCGCGATCCCACACTGACGCCAGTGTCCGGCCATGACGCGCGCCACCCTGCGCGATGTCTACGCCGGCTGCTTCATCCGTCACTGCGGTGAAGCCCACAGGTCAGGGCCGCAGGCGCAACGCATCATCGCACGCCAGCACGACGCCATCGGCCGCACCTCGGGCGGAGCCGCGCCAGACCGGCTTGGCATTGCTGTGCCGCGCCGCGTCTCGAACGAGGCTGTTCTCATGACGCGTCCGCCCGATGCGCTCGACCCGCGCATGATCGCCATTCACCGTCTCATCGAATCGATCGTCGAAAGCCGCGTCAGCGCACGTGCGCCGCAGCGGCCGACGGTGCCCGTCGGGCCGAAGCGCATTGCGGAAGCCCTGCGCGCAATCCAGCGCCTCCGCCGCAGCCGCGCTATGTTCCTGCCGGATCTGTTCGCGGATCCTGCATGGGACATGCTGATCGATCTCGTCGCCGCGACGATCGAGGGGAAGACGGTCAGCGTCAGCAGCCTCTGCATCGCCGCCGCCGTACCGCCCACCACGGCGTTGCGTCACATCGATGTCTTGATCGCCGCCGGTTGTATGCGGCGTCGGCCCGACGACCGCGACGGAAGACGCATCCTGATCGATCCGGACCCGGCCATCGTCGAAGCCATGTCGCTCTGGACGACACGCGCGATCGAGGCGCTCGCATGAGCCGCCGGCCGGCTTCCGCGCGCCCGACCGCCACCAGCCGCGACGTCCGCGCCGGCTGCTTCACCTGTCACGACGGCGAAGCGCGCTGGTTCGGTCCGCAGGCCCAGGGCACCGCCGCCCGCCATCACGATGCGACCGGCCACGTCACCTGGACCGATGTCGCGCTGTCCGTCCGCTACGGCCACCCCAAAAGCGACCCGCGCCAGCTCGACATCGAAGCAGCGATCACCGCTCGCACACCCTGACCCACGCCGCCCAACCCCGCCCGCCAAAGCGCCAGAGGATCCGATGCCCGCCCCCGAAACCGCTACCGCTACCGAAATCATGCTCAAGCTGCCGGACGTAATCGAACGCACCGGCCTGAGTCGCCCGTCCATCTACCGTCTGATGGGAATCGGACTTTTCCCCCGAAACCACCGCCTCTCCATCCGCGCCGTCGGCTGGAAGCGGTCAGAAATCGAAAAATGGATGAACAGCCGCACCCACGCCTGA